TGTTCCTGCACCAAAAGTTTTCTTTAACCTTCCTGCTTCAATCTTGAGGTTCTTAATCTCCTGGGCTACATTATCTGGTAAATCTTCCAGGTCTGCATTGGTTAATGCTCCATCAAAGTCTTTTATGTCAATAAAATTTGCCATTACTCTTCTTCCAATATATTTATTAATAAAGTTGGATCTTTCTTTTCTTCATCAATTTTATTGTATACAAGAACTTGCTCTACTCCACAATTTTCATTTGGACATGACAGATTACTTACAATCCCTTCACCATCTATGCCATAATCCTCATACATATGATCACCACCCCAGATTAATTCTTTTCTACAATGCCAACAATCCATTTTTATTAACCAACTGGATAATTAGGATAAATTGGATCAATCAAAGCATTACTACTGGAATAGTCAAAAGGAATCCCTTCTCCAATCACTCCTGTAGCTGGATTCTGGTTGTATTTTGCCAGGTATTCATATCCCCTGGTTAAAGCAGTATTCATCCGATCAGGTTGGTTTGCTGTCCTCCATAACTCTGCTTCTGCAAACTCCAGGATTGCATCGTGAAATATGGCGTTTAATTCACAGTTTGATGCAGGAGAAGATGCCAATGTAGCTGGTGTTTTGATGTAATAACAATCCACATTAGCTGTATTGTTGTAAATATAAATTCTACCTTTGAAAATAAAATATACAGGTTCGGTTCCACTAAAGGATACCAGCCCTGTTGAAAAATCTTTTGCCATATCAAAGGATATTTTGCGAATAAAGTTACTACTGGCTATTCGTACACCCAAAATACCTAATGGTCCCCCAAATGGATCTGATGCTAAGTCTCCTGCCTGGGTTGGAATAAAATAACTTTTAAAATGTGTATCTACATCGTTATCGGTTCGCATAGATATTCCAGTAACCAAAACATGAAGGTCTGTAAGTAAATGTGGGTTTAGTGCCTGAATAACCTTATCCTGGGCACGATTTAAGTATCGTTCCTTTATGGTATCTGAAAAAAGATCCCCTGCGGAATCTTCCATTCTGTCCCCTAATATGGTATTCATTTCTGCTGTTGTCATGTTTTCTCCAGGCTAAATACCCCCCTTAAAAACAAGGGGGGTATTTTGTTATTCAGTTACTTAAGCGTAATCCAATGGTGAGTAGAGATCTTCTACAACACAATGGGCTTTTCGGTTGGTAACAACCAAATTACCATAGGTGTGTACCTTCTGCACAAATGTATTACTCTTAGTATCTTCAATCATGTCAGATGCAGTGAATTTTGCACCAGAATTGAAGAACATATAGAGATAATCTGTATTCAAGAAGTACATTCTACCATCATTGTTATCAGCAATCGTATCAGGGCTATTGTCTGCCTGTGCAGTAACAATATCCTGGTCAGCTACAATGTCTACACCTCTATAGGACATTCCCATGAAGCCCATTTTAGCCATACGATCTGATTCCAAACTTCCACGCTTGAACTCACCCAATTCTGACTCAATAAGGTCATAATGGTATTGAGAACAAACAATTAGGTCTGGACTTTCACCTGTCTGTGCTTTTGCATTTGCAATACCACGAGCAAGGATTCTTAAGATATAAGTATCCTTTGCAGGATCTTGCATATCTGCTTCTGAAATAAAGGTAACACCAGCATCAGGTGAATCAGCAGTATCGTTACCAGAAGCATCACTAAAGGAAGCATCTGTTAATACTGGAGTTTTCCACCAGGCATTAGAACCAGGAGCAAGACCACCTACTGTAGTAGCATCATCGCAAAGAACAGCAACAGGATTAAAAGCATCTGTAGCTAATGTTCTTGCAAACATATTTTCTGCAACTACTTTTTCTAACTGCTTCTGCAAGTTCTTTACCTTTGCACCAACAATGTTTTTAATAGCTTGTGGGCTATTCATTAACAAAGTTTCTTCTTTGGTTAAGAGGAAATGACCTGTTAACATGGTTGGATTGTACGATGCAGTCTTTGCAATTTCAGCGATTGCTGGTGTGTAAGACTGGCCAGAAGATGTACCTAATGTATGTTGGTCACCCCAAACACTTGCACCACCTTCAGCATATTCTACAGGAACAACGATCTCACGACCATTGAAGGTTTTTGCCTTACCCTTCAGTATTGCAAGTAATGGATGAGACTTCTTAAAGATGTTGTCATACAAAACAGGCATATAATACTGCTGGATAAGGGCACTTAATGAAGCGGAACCTGTTCCGCTTACTACGATATTAGACATTTATGTCTCCTTATACTCAGTTATAAATCGTTTTCACGATTGATTAAAAAATGAAGCAACATCGATGTCATCGTAATTATTGATTTTGGTTTGTTTATCACTTTTGACACCCATATTCTTCTGTACATTGACGGGTACAGATGGCTTTGCTTTGGGCTGAACCTCTTCCACCTTTGGCTTATCAAAGTTCATTACCTTATAGGCTTCCTCCAGGGTAAGCAGTCTCCCATCTTTCTCATGTTTTTCGATGGCATAATCCAGCACTTGCTGAACCTGTTCATCTTTTAATGAGTATTCTGATTTGAGATTTGCCATAGACTGGTCTAACACCTGTTGTGCTTCCATCTGTGCCACTTTATCCTGGGCTTCTTGTAATTCAGATTCCCAGGGATTCGGAAGGTCCTTATTATCTACCTGTAGGGTTTGCTTGAACAATTGCCCTGCATCTACACCTAATTCATCCTCTATCGCTTCCATAAGCGTATCAGAGAAATCTTCCGACTCTTTTATTTTTTCCACCAATTGAACCAAAGGCTCTACTGCCCTACGCTGATCGGCTATCTCCTGGGCTTTCTCCGTATTGGATTTGTTCCAGGAATGCCTGTTATCAGCATCTTTCTTCCAGGATTCAATATCAGATTCAGTGTATCTGGAGCCATCTTCCGTTTCGTACACAAATGATTGTTCATCTGGGGACTCACTAACTGTTTGAGTTTGCTCTTCATTCACATCACCTGAAGGTTCTTCCTGTTGTGATTCATTGGTTTCTGCTGTTGTTTCGGCTGGTTCTGTTGACTCTGTGGTCACAGCCTGTTCTGTATTGGACTCCTGTGCTGATTGCTCTCCACTGAAGAGTTCGTCAGGAATCGAAAGGTTGTCGTAATCTCCATTCATAGAAGTATCTTCTCCTACTTGTGGATCTGTACTAAAATTTCCTACCTGGATCTGCTCTGATTCAGGTGTTACTTCTAAATTTGTTGTTCCTACTACATTTATATTTGCCATGCTTATGTTCCTTTCAGTTGGTCTTTCGACACTGGTTATTGAGTAAAAAAAAAGCCCAATGACTACCAGGTTCATCCTGATACATCACTGGGCTTCTTGTTTAAAGATTGTCCCTATGTTTTAAAGGTTACTTCATTCTTTCAGCTTAATACTTTTCCTTTCATTAATATTGGCTACACCACCTTCAAAAAAATTAATTTCAATTTTTCCTGTAAACTTCTTGGCTATCTTCATCTGTAAATATGTAAATAGCTTTTTCATTTCTTAATTGCAAAAAACATAAGCAAGACTGTTCTATTCCCCTTATGGGGTTCTACCATGTGTCTTACAGGGTTATTCAATTTTCCTGCTGTATAAATCACGCCATTTAAATAATGGTCTTTTACTTTTTGAGGTTCACCATCTACCTCAAAATAAATATTTCCACCTGTAAAGTTTTCAGGAGGTGTTAATAATGCTGTGGTCCCATACTCACACCATGCCATATGGTTATCTACAAATCGACCATTAATTACTTTACACCCATCAAAATGCCAGGGGTGTCCCTTTGGTCGTGTTTCAATTCGCCAATAGCTTGGAGATTTCAATACAAACTCCTGGTCATCAATTTGCTTTTGATACCTTTTTGCTATCTTTTGCACAATTTCAGAGGAAAAGTCAGAATTAAGCCTTTGAGAATACCCCATATCCTTAAGATCTTTTGCTTCGCCAGGGGTAAGTAAGCCTGTTATTTGCTGAAACAATTAATATCCTTTGGATTTTGCTAATGCTTTCTTGTACTTCTTCATCCCTGCTTCGGTGTACTTAAACTTCTTTGTTTTCCCTTTGACTTTTAACTTTGGCATACTATCTCCTTTTTATTGATGGGCAAGAATAAACTCAACTCATGCCCTGGGTTGATCCATTCCTGGATCTTCCTGCCCACCAACCAAACCAGCTACTGTAATGATTCTTTCCTGGATCTCTCCTGGTAAAGACTGAAAATCTGGTAATTCTGTTAATGCTGGGTTCTGCATAACCATCTGTGCTAATGCTTCCTCTCCTGGTCCTCCTGGTCCTTCCTGCATAACCTGGGCTACTATTTGACCTAATCGATCTTGTATCATTTCAACTTGTTCTACTTGTTGCTTGGGAGGAACTTGTTGGTTGCGTACATACCAGCTTTGAATAATATCTTGTTTATCAGGAATGTTTAAGGCATTGACCACTTCTTCAATACCATAGACACCCAACTGGAAGAGTTCCAATGCTCTTTCTTCATTAGCTACCCTACCTTGGGCGTATCGAGATCCTGTGGTAACATCTACATCAAATTCACTGTCCTGTAATCGTTTTGCAGTACCAGGATCAAACTCTGGTGTCCCTTCCAGGTTACCATCTGCATCGTATACAGCCATTGGATTAAACTCGGTAAATTGAAATTGTCCTTCTGTATCTCTTTCCCGAATAGATCGTATCTCTTCATCAAAAGTCAATATCATCTGGACCATAAACTCACCAATCTCTTTGGTAAGCCTTGCTACTTCCTTATTGATTTTAAATCTTTGCCTGGTTTGACTTGCTTCCTGCAATGCCACAATCGCCCTACCTGATGTTACTCCTCCTGGCTTACGCCCTTGAGTTACATCATTCACACCTGTAATTGCTTCCATAAACTGGGATACCTGTCCAATATAGTTCTGGATATACCCAGGAATTGGAGGAGGCATCTCAAAGGTTACATCACTGGGATCTACAACAGTAATCTCTTCCCCAGGAGACCCAGTAATTGGTCTGGTCATTTGTCCTTTGGCTCGTTGAGTTACCTTTCGTATTGGATAGCCCATCTTCCTGATGTTCTCATTAATAGAAGAAAAGGTTTCATTGATTGCTTTGGTCTGGGTTCGTACCAGGTCTGTTTCCCCAATACCCCAGAAGTTGTGAGGACTCTTATAATTGGATACCATAAATACTGGCATTCTGTAGAGCTCTAATGGTTCATCTACTACCAGCTTATCGCCTACAACAACAGTATGCCTTCCATATGGATATTTTTCTTTATCTACTTCATTGCTGTAGCATTCAATCACAAGAGCCATATCGTATTCCGATTCCACATTTGCAGATTCAATTCCACCATTATCATTGACCTTTTGATAGGCCTTATAGTCATCTAACTTGCCATCTGCTGGAGCCTCCACACCAAACTCTCTGTATATCCTGGAGGTTTCCATTGGAACAGCAAACATAAAGTATTCACCAGCCTTGAGATCCAGGTCGGTAGCATATGGATGGGGTACAACTGTAAAGGGATCAATGACCTGGATGTCAAAACTCTTAAATACGCCTTCTTCTGTAACCACTGGAAGGATTTGCAAAAAACCATTGGAATAAATCAAACTGTCTTTTACGGCCTGAATAATTTTGCCATATAAATCTGTTTCGTCTACAATCTGTTGAAATCTCTTCTGCATCATGTCTGCAAAGAATACATCGTTCTTTTCTTGTGGCATCACATCAATCGTAGGCTGAAAGTCATTAATAATTGGTAGGATGGTCTCTACTACTGCTAATGGGAAGTTAAATATCATTCTGGACTGGTTTTCGGTTCCCTTGCTTGGGTTTGCCCAATGTCTACCATAATAGAGTCTTTCATTCTTACGCCATCTATCTGCCTGATTCTCTCTGGCTTTCTTACTCTTATCTAACCAGTCTCTTACCTGTGGTATTCTTTCGGATGCTTCAGCAATCTGATCCAATGCTGATTCCTGGTCCATTGCTGGATAATAATCCATTCCTGCCATTATACGTTATCCCATTGTGGTTGTGAATGATCCACATCAACAATGATGGAATCGATAAATTTTTCTGTATCTGACTTGGTATCTGGTTTCTTGGCACTTCGTACCACTTCTCCAACCATATATCGTAAACTATCCACTGCATGATCATCTTTTTTCAGTGGCTTTTCAGGTTGATTCAGATCTATTCTGGATGCACTGGGCTGTTCCCATTGATAATTGACCATTTCCCTTCTCAAATTCTCACAGGACTTGGTAACAAATAGCCTATTGGTCTTTATGTATTCAGTTACCTTGTCAATACCACCCTGGACATCGTTATTTGCACCAATAACAGGGATCTCCATCTGCCTGTACCTATTGCCAATCGTCTCTGGATCATCTTTCTTCCCTGGTCCTGTACTTGGATCAATCACATAGGTTTCATATCTGCCTTCATTCTGATAGGCCTGTATCGCTCTACAATGGTACTCTGCATCTTGACCAGCTTCGTAATGCTCTCTATAGATCCAGATCTTGTCATCATTATCTACTGCACCCCAAAGCACAGCAGTTGGATTGGTCCTACCATGATCAATTGCAATAAACCTCCTCCAGGATGGATCAGGATTAAAGTCAGCTACTACATGAATACTCGGTTCAAAGTCTGGATAGATCTGCCCTTCAAAAGCGTCCCAGGATCCATACAGATATCTGTTCACCCAAATATCATTATAATTCTTTTTTAAACTGTCTATATAGCCTTCAGGAAGGTTCTTTATATTCTCTTCTGTCTTAGCATTAAACATAATATTACCTGGTACAGGATCATGTATAAATCGATGCCAGACCCAGTTATGTCCTAATGGATTGCCTGTGATCCAGCATTGTGGGCTGGATACTGCTCTTAAACGACCAAGAAGCGTAAGAAATACCTCTTCAGATACCTCTTCTGCCTGGTCTATGTAGAACCACCCCAGGTTAATCGATAAGAGTTTCGCAGGATCATCCAATGACCTGAAGATTATCTCATGCCCATTGGCGAAGATGCACCTATTTTCCTGCTTTTTGTATTCATAATGCACACCTGGAAGGAATCCACATAAGTGTAATAGTTCAAAAAAGGTTCGTTGTGTACTGTCTCTTAATTCCGGATAGGTCTGCCTGGCTATCATCCCTAATTGTGGCTTTTGCTTAGGATCCAGGACTCTGGTAATTCCCTTTAAGATCCCTGCAAATGTTTTCCCGTTACCAATACCACCAAAAAAAGCTATTACCTGTTCTTCGCAGTTCATAAACCTGGCTTGATTTAGATTTAATTTAATCTTAGACATCTGCTAACTCGATCTGTACTACTGGCATCTTTACTTCGCCATCCACCTGGTGCTTTTCAGTAAACATCGCCAGGTGTTTTCCCTGGAGTTCACTTGCTTTCAAACTGACACTAAATTGTTCGCTTCCTTCTGCCTTCTGCCTAACTCTTTCAATGTCTTTTAATACTTTCTCTGCTGTTAATCCAACTTTCTTTTCCCGAATAGCTTTTAAACGCTGTATTTCATTGTGTATGACAGGTTTTGACAAGTTTTCAGATGCTATTCTGTTTGCAGTCTTTTTGGAGTATCCTG